GCGGGTGGAAGAGCGCCCGCGCAAAAGGCGCATGATGCAGACCAATTCCTTCAGCGATTGATCGGACAAGTCGTTGCCGCTGATGGCGGCGTCCATGGAGGTTGTGCCGCGAAGCTCGGCCATGCGGAGGTGGAGGGCGGTGGTCTCGAGTTTTTCGAGGTGGGCGAATTCATCCATCACGTCGGGCATCTTCCTGATCCTTTTCATTGTCTCCGTTTACGGGCAGCAAGCGGGGATCGTAGTACGGGGCATAATAAAAATACTCGTCCACCCCATAGACCTTCACGACAATCGGCACGTGCCATCTGTGTATATAGCGCATTTGAGCGTCGGCAATGCGGACGCCGGGGCAGACGACCCAACGAGATATCCGTGTCTTGCCGTCGAAGAGAGACTCAGGCATTGGAAATCTCCGTGGAGGAGACGCGGACGCCGCGCCGCTCCAGCCATTCGATGAGGCAGTTGTTCACGATGCTGGAGCGTTCGGCATAGCGGGGTTTGCGGAGGACGGGGTCCATGATCTGCATGTCCACCAGCGCCATGACTGTTGCGTCGATGTTGACTTTGATGCGGACGTAGGGGGTGCGGCGGGAGCGACGAGACATTGGAAGGGCACCTTGCGTTGCGGCTTAATGGGCCACTTTAGCGTATATTCATGGAAGAGTCAAGAAGTTTTTCGGAGGCCGCCGCGATTACTTTGCCACTCCGGATGAGAAGCGACCAGTGCTCGGCGTAGGCGGCGGCGTGACAGCGGTCGTAGAAGATTGTGGAGGATTTTATCGGCTTTTTGTTGAGGTAGATGACGGCGCGCCAGCCGCTCACGATGGGTTCGACAAGGACTAGTATTTCTAGAAAGATTTCGGTTTCGAGGAATTGGTGGACTTGGGTCATGGTTTCCTCATGGCTTTTCAGCTAGCTGTTGAATTGTGGTCCACCGTGCCGTCGATGGTGCCGTCGATGGTGCCGTGTCGTGGCTTCATAGCCTTTGCGATGGCGGAAGTGATCTTCGTGAAGTCGATGCGCGACGGGCTGATACCGCGCTCCATGTCTAGGAACATTGAGCGAGCGAGTTGCAGCGCCGCCAGCATGTCGACGTTCGCGGTGTGCAGGCGCTCGATCTCGGCCTTGTATGATCCGCAAGGATCTTCGTCAACTCGGAGCATGTCAGTCATCACTCGATCTCCCCCGTGCGCGTTCGAGGGCGGCGCCGTAGGTGTAGGGTCGGTTATTGACGATTTCTAGAAGCCAGTAGCCGGGGTCGCCGGGTCCAAGCCCATAGCTGTCTCCAGCGCTAAAGTCGACTATCCGGTCCTCTGGCGCAAAACCTTTGGATTCGAGGAACCGAGCTATCGCGCAGATTCCGGCGAACATGAATTCGTATTGCTCATTCGGCGGTTGCGTCTCCAGCCATGTGGTGAACTCGCGCCTCGAGACACCTTGGTATATCGGGTCTTCCCAGTGCGGATTATGTAGCATCGTCGTTTCTCCTGTGTTTCAAAGGCGGTCGAGTTGGGCTTGTTCGAGGGTTTTGATGGAGAGGGAAATGCAGACGATCTCCATGTCGTCGCGCTTGCGGTTGGGACGGCGGAAGGTGCGCAGCGACACTGAACGCTCGGGTCCGGGGGAGTCGAGATCTTCCTGGATGACTTCATAGACTTCGCCCTCGAGCCACCAGTTCAACGCCTGTGAGGCGCTGGACTGACGGGAGAAGAGGCGTGGAGGGTCGGTCGCGGAGGGTTCGCAGCGCGTGAATCCATATGAGTTCAGGGCGGGCAGAAAGCGCCCTGTCGGTCGGTGGCGGATGGCGAAGAAGGAGTTCATCGGGGCGGCTCCTGGAGGGGGCAGGTGCAGGGCCAGACTAAGAGCCAGGTGGGCTCGCCGCCTCGATCGAATGCGATGAGGGCATTGTGGGCAAACATCCAACCAAGGCGGAAGTAATCGTCTAGGTCTGGGTGCCAGACGTAGCGGAAGGTCATGAAGAGCCCTCCGCCTTGGCGTCGGGGAGGGGTTCCTCTTGCTCTGGTAAGAGGGTCCAGTCGAGGGTTGCGGTGTGCCAGAGGTGTTCGCCGGAGTCGCCCCATTTGATGGAGATTTCCCAATCCGGAAGCGCCTGGATACATAAAATGTAGTCGGCGTCCATGTGGAGGTCGATCTGCTTCCATGCCTCGTCGATGGAGGTGGGAGTATCGAACTTGAAAATGTGGGCGTTCGCGATGAGAGGGTCGAAGGATTCGATGATGATGGCGAGGTAACGGGTCATTTCACGCCCTCCACGATGCGAGAGATGCCGGCGGCGTCCACTGTGATAAGGCCGGAGCGAAGAAGGATGGATTTGGTGGAGGAGACGCTGGTCGGAGCGCGGTTGTTGGCCTTGAAAATGCTCTCCAGTTGGGCGTTCGTCAAGCCGCTCGTATTTCGAGAAACGGCGTCGAGGTAAAGGCCGCGAGCGCTCTTTCCGTCACGCTTCGGAGACATGCGTCGGTGGGTGGAGATGTGACGGCGCCGCTGTTTCGATAGAGGAGGTGTGTCGGCGGATTCGACTGTGACGACTATGCACTCGGGGTCCGTCAATTCGATGAGGGGACCGACGAGGCGTTTCGGGACTATGAGTTCGATGCGGAAGCGGTCAGTCATGGACGCTGCTCCGGGCTTGAGCGGTGGAGAGGGAGAGGGATTCGCCGACGGCGCTCTCGCCTTCGGCGGAAGCCCTTTCAGCGGAAGCCCTCTCGGCGGAAGGCCGCGTGGCGGCCTGTTCTTCGCGTGCGAGGTCGAGGATAATCTTGATTGCCACGTCGAGCTTGGCGCGGTGTTCGCGGAGGCGCTCGCTGTTGGCCTCGCCGGCAGTGCGCAGGGCCTCGCATTCGGTGTTGAGCATGGTGTTGGCGGTTTTCACCGTGGCGAGTTCGCCCTTCAGTTCGTAGACTTGGGTTTTGAGGGCGTCTACTTCGATCTGGTAGCGAGCTTTGGAGTCGCGGACTTCGTGTTCGAGGTCTTCGACGTGTTGAGCCGCGAGGGCGGCGGCTTCGCTGCGATAGCGGGAGGGGGCGGGCGCTTCGCGCCCTGGCTGCGAAGCAGCTAGGAAGCGGGGGGCGGGGATGTTTTCGGCCATGAGGGGTTCCTTCCGGTTGGGGTTTCCGACGTCCTTACGCCGGCCAAACATGTCGGGGATTGACATCATGTTGCAACTCCTTGTCTGCACTTATGTTATTCGGCGTTTTTGCGTCAGTCGGTTTGCGCTGGTTTGACTTCGGCGAGTTTGGAGGCGTCGATGCGATAGATTTGATGAGGTTCGGAGTCCCAAAGGACGCGGACGTAGCCGAGGGAGTCGATGCCGATGACAGTGGCGGTGTCGGCGTCGGCGTCGTCGGCTTCCCAACGGAGCTTGACGCGGAGGAGGCGCGGCTTGATGGAGGTGATGTCGATCATTGGCTTTTCACCTTTACTGGAGTCCCTTCCTCTTGCCAGCGCTCGCGCTGGGGTCGCCGATGAAGCACTCGGCCGAATTGCAGCTTTCCTCTGTCGTCGGCTTTGCCACTCGACCCTGCGCCGTCATTTGCGGAGATCCTTCAGCTTGGTTTGCCAGTTGAAGAAGTCGGCGCGGACCTTTTCGTAGGCGGCATAATCCGCCTCGGAAAGGTCGATAGGTCTGGCGCCCGCGGCGTTGCGTCGTTCGAGGCGCCAATAGGGGTAGAGTTCGTCGGCCCAGACGTAGAGGTGGATCATAGTAGGACCTCAAGCATGAAGGCGTCGGAGAGAGTGATGGCTTCGACTATGACGTCGCAGCCGGACAGCCAAAAGGCGAACCATTGGTTGTCGAGGAGTTGGAGGGCGAAGAGGGTCATTTGGAGATTCTCCAATCGTGGTCGTGGAAGAGCCTGATGGTTTCGGCACCGTCGTAGGAGTCGATGCGATAGACGGTGTCAGGGGAAAGGAGGTGGATTTGGAGGTCGGCGCAGCCGCCAGCGGCGGTGTGTCCGAGCGCCATGATGGTTCGGATTAGGTAGGGGTCTTCGCGGTCGACGTTGTCGTGGGGGTGGAGCCGCTTCGCGGCTCCTATGAGGTTGTAGTGTTCGATTGCATTTTTGGAGAGGGAGAAGCCGCCGTAGCAGGCATTGTAGACGATGGGAGAGACGCGGCGGATGTAAGGGGTTTCATAGCGCATTTGGAGTGCTCCGATTTGCCCTGCGTGCTCCGATTTGCCCTGCTAGAGCATGTCGACGGTTGGGATGTTGCGGACTTTTGCCTTGGTCCGGGGTTGGGATTGCATTCGCGAGGGGCTCGGTCGGTAGTGATATTGCGCTTGTGGCTGCGAAGCAGCCGGGGGTGGAGTGTAGCGATAGTTGGAGGTGGGTGGCGGAGGCACAGGGGCTGCGAAGCAGCCGTCGAAGGGGTCACCGATGACGGTGACCTTTCCACGGAGGAGGGACTCCCAGTCTCCGCCGAATTTTACCAACTCTGCATTGGCTTTCCGAAGGAAAGCCAGGGCCTCCGCGTCGTTGGACGAGGTGGTCATCTTGAGCAATTTGATGAGCTTACTCAGATTGGGAAGGTCTTCAGCCATTGGACTCTTCCACATGCTCTTTTGACGAAGGCGGGGAGGCTGTCAAAAGGCCGCCGAACTGGGTTTGCTCGCCTTCGGTGAAGTGCATCTGTTCGCCGTAGAGAGCGTAGCGGGCGCGCTTTGCGGCGAGGTTTTTTGCGGCGTCGGAGAGCAGGGCTTTTTGGACGCCGATGGCGGAGGCGGGATTGCCGCCGAGGAGGGAGGCGGTTTTGCGGTTGTCGAAGTCGCAGCCGATGAAGGTGACCTGCCAACCTTTCGCTCTCATCCAGTCCAGGATGCGTTTGGCGTCCTGGAGGGAGGTTTTGGAGGCGAACTCTTCGCCGTCGGTGACGATGGTGGCAGCGGCGCGGGGAGGGTCGATGTCGCGGAGGCGCCTGCCCATGGCGTTGATGGCGTCGTAGAGGGGTGTACCGCCGAAGGGGGCGCCGACGCCGACGGTGCAGAGCGGCGTCCAGTCGTGGATGGGGAGACAGCGCTCTTCGTTGAGGAGGAAGCGGCGGTCGTCGTCGGATGAGAAGACGGAGAGGATTATTTGGGTGTTGACGTGGGCGATTTTCAGGGAGTCGACGTAAACGTCGATGGCGGCCAGCGAAGGCCACCATTTGGGGAGCATGGAGCCGGAGCCGTCTAGTAAAATGTAGTCGTGTTGGGAGGTGGTTCCAACGAGATCTTGAGTCATGGGGACACTACTTTCTGCCCTTGGGCGCTTCAGGGCGCTTCGCGCCCCTCAGAGCATGTCGAGGGTTGGGGTGACTTTGGGTGGGCGCGAAACGCCCCCCCCGTTGTCGGGTGATGCGTTCTTGCGCATTAGGGTCTGTTGCCAGCGACGGTGGGCTTCGTGGTCGGGGATGGCGCACGCCGCGTCGGTGGAGAAGCAGCCGTGGCAGATGACGATGTATTCGATGGGGAGGGAGATGGGGACGAGGCGGTAATCCGAGGGAATGGCTGATAGAGAGTGGGCAGGGAGGTACTGCTTGGTGCGCCCTTTGGTGATGCACTCGAAGACGGCGGACCAGGTGTGGGTGGAGCGGCATCCGAGACAGTGTTGGGTGTGGGTGTGGAGGACGATGTGGGGGATCGTCATGTCGAAGTCGGGTTCGGCGAGTGGAATGGTGGTCATGGGGTGGGCTCGGTCTGCGAAGTGGCTTCGGTGGGTGTGAGTTGAGCTTTGTCGTGCCGCCAGTTGGCGGATATGTCGGCGGGGGAGTCTGGGTGGACGCGGGTGGCGATCCATTCGGCTGTAGGGCGGTCAGTGTAAGCCCAGATGAAGTAGAGGCGGGTGTGGGTGTCTTGAACGGCGTAGAGGGTGGTGCCGATCTTGATGTTGGTGCCGCGCACGCGGCGGCGTTTAGGGCTGGAGAACTCGATTATGCGGTTCATATGTGGCTCCGAGTGGAGGACGCGAACGGGCGCGGGGTGCGCCGACTAGTGGATCACAAAAGGGTCCTTTTGTCAATTCACGGTTTCGTGATGGTGCGGTGCAGCATTTTGTGGTATTTGGGTAGGGGTCTCCGACGTCAAGATTTGGTTGGAGGTTGTGTGGATTTTTAAGGGGGACTTTAAGGACGCGGTTAAGGGGGCTCTTTGATCAGAGTAGCGTCTCGGTGGTCATTTGGGTTCGTCCTTCTGTGGTGCGGCGGCGCCGAGGATGAGGGTTTCCCAATCGGAGTCGGTCATGGCGACGGCGGGAGCGGTGGCGGCAATGACTTGCTCTTCGCCGCGAAGCGGCTCGTCGAGGGCTTCAGAAGCCGCGAAGCGGCTGATACCAAGATGAAGTTTGACGTTCTTACGGTTGTTGTTGAGGCGGCGCCAGGATTTGTTGTAGCAGCGAAGAGAGCAAAAGGTGTGTTTGTGATTGTTTGGTTCGAATTGGACGTTGCAGTTGGGGCAGGTGCGAAGAGGAAGAGGAAAGAGGGGTGAGAGTTGGGGAAGGATGGACATGTGGAGTTCCTTGTCCTTGTTGGGTGGGGTGGGGTATCATTGCTTGCAATCATGCAACATTTGGGGGTGGGCATGGGGTGGATAGGTGCAATGGACCCGTTGGGATGGCGAGGCGAAGTCGCCGCGAAGCGGCGGGGAAGGACTCTTGTAGACGTCTCAAAAAAAAATTCTATGAGCTATAGAGTTAGTGCTTCCTCTTCCCTATCGCTATAGGGCATCGCTATATGGCAACCCCCCCCTGAGTGTTGCATGGATGCATCGAATGATCGGAAATGGGGTCTTTACACTTAGGCGAAGGGTGCAGCGGTGGCTTGGCGAACTGGCACTTGCGCCAGGGTGGCATTTCCGCAACGAGTGGCATTTCCGCAACGGTGGGGGCTGTAATAAAACGTGATAGTGCACAGCGAAAAAGTTCTTGCGCCCGCCGCAGTGGCGTGCCATATTCGCGGCGTGGCAATCACGCCACAATGGAGACTGCAAATGGCTAAGGAAAAAAGGTCGATCCGTGACTATCTGGGAACGGGTGGCACGGTGGTTGATACCGCAGAAGGCGCGACCGGCGCCCGATTCACGCTGGTTGAAGCTGATGGCGAAGACTACAAGCCTATCAAGGCTTGGGACGAGCAGATGGGACCGGCCGGCAAGTTGCCGACTATGTGCGCCATCCTGGGGTTCCACACCAAGCTAGGCAACGTGGCGAATACCGTGCTGAACGACAAGGACGCGCCCGGATCGCTGAAGGACGCGGCTGCCGCCATTGACTTGTTTTTGGAGTCGGCCAAGGCGTCTCCGCCTGTGTGGGCAGAGCGCGGCGTTGGCGCTGGTGTCACTCGCTACGATGCTGACACCATGCTGGCGTGTATCTTGCAAGCCACGGGCAAGGATCGCAGCGACCGCAAGGACTGGCGGGTGGACGCGAAGGGTAATCAAGTCCAGCCGGATGCCAAAGGCGAGTTCCCGAAAGGATCGAAGTCCTACCTCGCCTTTGCGTATGAAGTCGCGGCGATTCGTGAGGCGTATAACAAAGCCCGCGGGACCGGCGCGAGCGTCGACCAACTCTAGCACCAAGAGCCGCTTCGCGGCTAGCCGTGAAGCGGCTGTGAAGCGGCTGGGGCGCCCTGCGTTGGGGCGCCCCATGCTATTAGTCGGCGCGTAGCGAGTCGGCGCGTAGCGCCTGCCTCCCATCCCCCCGCGCGGGGTGGTTTGGTCGATATCGCAAAGCCACTCCCGCCGCGCCAAGAACTTCGAGAAACGAAAGTCCCCCTGCGCGCAAAGAGCGCGCACTCCACCCCCCACTGAGATAGACTATCCGCATCATGAACAGCCGCTTCGCTGGTGCCAAATGCAACCCATGTTTCCGATAAACGACCTGGGCCGCCCGCCGCGACCGATCTCCTCCGGCCGTTACATGTATTGGCACGATCATATCATCGACCTCATGCTCGCGGAGCCCGGCATTACGCAAAAGCAGATCGCCGCGCGCCTCGGCAAGCATTTCACAACGATCTCGATCATCGTCAACAACGACCTCTTCCGAATGCGCTACGAACAGCGCCGCGGCGAACAATCCAGCCGCCTCGTCGCGGCTATCAACCACAAACTTTCCGGCGTGGCGCTCTCCGCTCTCGACATTGTCCAGGAGACTTTGGACAAGAAGCGCACCTCCCTCCCGTTCGAGGAACTCACCGATGTTATGGATTCTGCGCTCGAGCGTCTGGGGTACGGTACAAAGGCGGCGTCTAGCCCGACTGTTGTTGTCAATACGAATGCGCAGATTGTGGCGCCGATTTCTGCTGAGGATCTAGCGGCGGCGCGGGCGAAAGTTATCGCCCATGAGAACAAGCTCTTGGATGTCGGTCAGAATGCAGCTCCGCCGGCGTCTGAGCCAGCGGCAGGGCTTGAGAGCGAGAGGCGCTCTTGCGCCTCGGAGGATTGAGGGATGCTCCTCGGCGGCGTATCCGAAAGTGGCGGACCTGCGTCGTCGCTTGCTCTCGCCCCGCCGCCCGGCTTTTCCAGATGCACTAAGCTCCATTGGGTTTGCAAATGTGAGAATCCGCACCACAAGCGGAGCAGAAGTTCTCCATCGCAAAAGGCCGGACTCGCATACGAGAAGAAAGCGGTTGCGTATCTGCGTGGGCTGTTTCCAGATCTGATCGTCGGTCAGTGGTTCAAGTTCAGCGACGGGCGCGACACGCGCTTCTGTCAGGCAGACGCAATCCATTTCGACGGTGAAACCGCCGCAATCTTCGAGATCAAAATCCGGTGGACCGCGACGGCGTGGTGGCAACTCCACGAACTCTACCTGCCCATCGTGGTGGCGGCGTATCAGCCGAAGCGAGTCCGGTTGGTCTGTGTAACGCGGTCGTTCGACCCCGCAATCCCTGTTCCTGGACGAATCGAGTTCGCCGACAACCTAAAGGATGTTGACGCCGCGGGCGTCGCCGTCCACATATGGAGACCGTGAAATGGCCACTCTCGAAGTTACGGAGTTTGCTGGAATGGCGAATGCAGGCGGGCATATGGTGCCCACTGGAAGCCTTCCTGCATTGAACACGCAACTCATCGCGTTCAGTGGAACGGCGACGAATTTTGCCGCCTTTTCCACAAACACGACCTTTGTGCGTCTGCATACGGACGCGTCTTGTCGCGTCAATGTGGATGCGCAGCCGACGGCGACGCAGAACGGACTTCGACTTGCAGCGAATCAGACGGAATATCTGGGCGTCCGCCGCGGCGGCGTCCTCTCCGTCATAGCCAGCGTATGAGGATGTCATGCCCATCAATCCGATCGCAAACCTTCCCCCGCAGGACGTACAGGGAGTGTACGCGCTCTGCGCTCTCGCGGCTGACCCTGTTACTTCCAAGAAGCGGCTCCAAGAGCTTGTCAAGGCGACAGACGAAGCTCAGTCCGCTATCGACGAACTCACGAACGCCCGTCAAGCCGCCGACAAAAAGATGAAGGAAGTCGAGGGTTTGGAGAAGAAATTGCAAACCGCCTTCGACGAAAAGGCAAAAGAGCAACAAGCGCACGAGTTGAAGATCCAAGCACGCGAAGAGCAACTGGCGTTGAGTACTCGCGCCCTCATCGCACGCGAGACCGCGGCGGCGGAAGAGGAACGCTCGCGGCGCGAGGCGATAGCGGAGCACGGAAAGAGGTTGGCGGAGGTAGAGAAGCGGGAGGCGGAACTCACTGGAAAGCTGGTGGACATCGAGGTTCGCGAGCGGGAGATTGCGGCGCTCAAACATGATCTTGCCGAGAAGCTGGCGAAGCTTCGCACGATCGCCGCGTAGCGGCGGGGGAAATGAACCATGTCCAAGTCAAACGCCTTTGAAACCGACTTCCTATCGTTGATCTTCAACGCAACTTCGATTCCGCTTGTGGCGAGCGGAATTGCAGGAAGCTTGTGGCTTTCTCTTCACTTCGCCGATCCGGGCGAGACTGGAAATCAGGCATCGAGCGAGTCGGACTATGTGAACTATGCTCGAACGAGTGTGGCGCGGACGACCGCCGGCTTCACCATAACCGGCTCGAACGCGACGCTCACAGCGAGCATCGCCTTCCCGTCGTCGTCCAGTGTGGCGTCCACGATAACGCACTTTGCGATTGGAACGGTGTCGGCGGGCAGCACGTCCATGCTCTTTAGTGGGACAGTGACGCCGAACATAACGGTCAACACCAACGTCACTCCGCGATTGACGACTGGCACGACTGTTAACGAAGATTAAGTGCGAAGCGCGGCGCTTCCGCGCCGAGGCTTCTGATGGCCTTTGCTGATCTTGGTCAAGTCGGAACGGCGTCGAACACTGGTAATAACCAGGCAACGACGACTATCTTGACCACTGCGTCGTGCGTGTCGGGCGAATTGGTCGTCGTCCTCGCCGCCGTCGACAACAATCAGACAACGGACGGAGACGCTACTCAAGTCAGTGACATCATTGACTCGGGTGGGAATACTTGGACGAGGGCGAAAGAGTTCGCCAACGGACAAGGCTCAGCGCAGGCGGGCGCCGAGATCGCAATCTTTTACTCAAAGCTGACTAACGCGGTTGCGAGTGGTGGCACGATCCGCGCCACCTTCACGTCGGCGACGACCTGTGACGCCTCCGCATTGACTGCGCGGCGCTTCTCGATGGGCGCCACGAAAACGCCGGTCGTTGTTTCGAGCAACACTGCCGCCGTCGATGCAGCGTCGAACGTTGGGTCGTTGGTGGCGACAACGGCGGCGGTCGAGAGCCTTCGCGTCAGGGGTATTGCGAGTGAGGCAAACGTAACGACGGTATTGACGCCCACGTCGACATGGACGATCTTCACGCAAGCGATTTCCGGCGCCGGAACCTCCGCGACGGAGATGGGCGTCAGAGGTGAGTTTAAGATTGCGACGTCGACGAATTTGGCGTCTGCTCCGACTGGAGGGGCGGGCGCCGTCGATCATGCGTCGGCCGTTGTTGCGTTTGTGGAGAAGTCGTTCGATCAAACGCTAGCGGATTTCCGCTTCTATGAAAATGGGACAGAGGCGGGATCCACGGCGTCGGCGCCGCAAGGTACGAATATTGAGGTTGATGGAAACGTTTTCGACACGGGGCATCTTCGCATCCGGATACAGGAGTCGGGAGGAGTATCGGGAACTGCGACAGACGACTGGAAGCTTCAGGTCAGCGAAGCTGGTGGAACGTATACTGATAATCCGGGAACGATGATCGAGCAGGCCACCGCCGGATTGGCGGGTGGCGCCACAACGGAACGTCTAACGGGTGGAACGGGATCATTTGTTGCAGGTGTCCAGCAGGGATCATTTGGAGGTCCATCAAACTTTCAGCTAACAGCGAATAATTTCACGGAGGGAGTTTGGGGCTTCCAAATCATTCCGACCACGGCGGTCGAAGACACGACTGTCGATCTCAAGGTCGTGGTGAATGTTGGGGCTGGGTTTGTCGATCTGACGACACTTACAGTCATTCCGCGGTTGACCATTCGGAAGTCGAACTTTTCGCAGGACGCCTTCCGTTTTTATGAGGATGGGACGGAAAGTGGCGCCGTTGCGATTGCGGCGCAGAACACGAATATTTCGCGGAACACGACGAACAGTCCACAGGTCCAGGTTCGATTCCGCCTCCAGGAGAATAATACGTGGGCGTTCGTAGAGCAGACGCACGGGCTTCAGGTTTCGAAGAATAGTGGAGCGTTTGTGGCGCTCGCCTCCAGCGATTGGGCACCATTCACTGGAAGTGCGTTGGCGGATAATGGTGCGACGACGAATAGGCTCGGGGCGGGGACTGGAAGTTTCTTCGCCGGGCTTCAGGAGGATCAGTCTGGGATAACGGACGTCCTGGCGGTTGAGGCAGGGAACTTTACAGAGATCGTTTTTGCGATCGAAGCGACGGGCGCCGGCGCATTTGTTGGAGGAAATACTTACGACTTCCGGATGATTTCGTCCAGCAAACAGCCGGACACACTGTGGGATTCGTATACGCAAATTCCACGGATTACGATTGTTGGAAGTGATGCGCCTGGGTCTACGAGCGGAGCGAGCGTCGTTACCGGCGTTGGTGCGTCGACTGCCGCCGCAGCGGGAAGCGCGACAGGCGCTTCTGTTGCAACTGCGAGTGGAACGTCGGTTGCAGCAGCGGTTGGAAGTGCGACTGGACTCAGCACGCTAACTGGGCGCGGTGCCGCGATCCAGTCTGCTGTGGGAAGTACGACTGGCGCGAGCGTCGTCACTGGGCGAGGCGCCGCGACGACTGCGGCGGCAGGAAGTGCTTCTGGCGCGAGTGTGGTGACGGCGACGGCGGCGTCGCAAGTGGCGGCGGCTGGAAGCGCTGCGGGCGCGAGTGTCGCTACTGGGCGGGGTGCTGCAACGCAGTTCGCGGTTGGAAACGCGTCTGGCGCCAGCGTGGTGACAGGAGTTGCGGAAGTTGCCGCGACGGATACAACTGGAAGTACGAGTGGCGCGTCCGTTGTGACTGCCGTAAGTGCTCCAGTTCAGTTTGCGGTTGGAACGGCCTCAGGTGCAAGCGTCGTTACAGGCATCTCGGCCCAGGATGATGCGACGACTGGAAGCGCGACCGGCGCGAGTGTTGTCACGGGTGTTGGCGCTGCGACGGTTGCAGCCGCTGGGTTCGCGATTGGGACGAGTACGCCGACGGCGGTCGGAGCGGCGACGCAAGCGGCAGCAGGGAGCACTACTGGCGCGAGTGTGATCAGCGCCGTAGGCGCTCCGGTACAGTTTGCGGCCGGAACGGCCGCTGGAGCGTCGGTAGTGACCGCTGTAGGCGGTCCTGTGCAGGCGGCAGCAGGGAGCACGACCGGAGCTAGTGTCGTTACTGGACATGTGACGGCGGTGCAGTTTGCTGCTGGAAATGCGAGTGGGGCGAGCGTCGTTACGGGTGTCGGCGCCGCTGATGTGGAGGCGACGACAGGAAGTGCGAGTGGAGCGAGTGTTGTGGAGGGGCGGGCGTCGGCTGTGCAGTTTGCGGTGGGGAATGCGAGCGGAGCGAGTGTGGTGACGGCGGTTGGAGAGGATGCAACGCCGGCGACGGGCGGTGATGCGAAGATGAATCCGTATATGATTGTGACAACTGGAAGATTGAAGGCGGCGGCATGACCACCACGATAAACGTAAAGGAACTGGTCAACCTATGTGCGGTTGATGATGGGCTATTCGCGAAAACGTTCTTCCCTCATGCGGCGAGACAGCCCTCACCGCCAATGCATGGAGAGGTAGATGCGAAACTCAACGATCCACGCTCCAGGTTGCTCAATCTACTCCTTCCGAGAGATTTTGCAAAGACGACGAAATTGCGAATCTTTACCGCGAAGCGGATTGCATATGGACTCAGCAGAACAATTCTCTACGTCGGAGCTAGCGAAGGACATGCAACCCGGAGCATTCAGTGGTTGCGGAGTCGTATCGAGCCTAAGCGCGGCGCGACTGGGAGTGCCGTTCCGGAATTGCTCGCACAAGTCTTCGACCTCAAGCCGGGTAAAAAGTGGACTGATACGGAGCTGGAGATATTCCATGGAACTGATGTCAAGCCTATTTGGGTTCTTGGTGCTGGCATTACTGGTAATATTCGTGGCATCAATTTCGATGACTATCGTCCTGATCTCATCGTTCTTGATGATATTCTCACCGATGAGAATGCGGCGAGCAAGGAGCAGAGGGAAAAGATCGCGGACTTGGTGATGGGGGCGCTGCGGAACAGTCTGGCGCCGGCGTCGGAGATGCCGAATGCAAAACTTGCCATGCTCAATACGCCTCAAAATGCTGACGATGTTTCATCGAGAGCAGAAAAGGATCGAGAGTGGACTACTGTTCGGTTTTCGTGCTGGACGAAGGAGACCGAAGACCTTCCTGTTGACGCTCAGGTCTCCGCTTGGCCTGAACGGCACCCGACTGAAACGCTTCGAGAAGAAAAGCGCGCGGCGGTGGCTGCAAATCGCCTCTCTGTATTTGTTCGAGAAAAGGAAGTTAGAATTGTCTCGAAGGAAAGCTGCATGTTTCGCAGCGAATGGTTGCAGTATTACAACTCGGCTCCGGGTTCTGGCATCACAGTTCTCGCTATTGATCCAGTTCCGCCTCCGAGTGCTGCGAAGGAAAAGCGCCGCGATGTCATCTCGACGGATTTCGAAGCGCAGAGTGTGTGGCGGAGGTATGGGGACAAGTTCTACCTTTTGGAGTACTCGTTGATGAGGGGGCATCAGCCGGGATGGACCCTTGCTAAGTTTTTTGAACTGGCGACGCGCTGGCGGATCAATAGTGTTTCCGTTGAGGGTGTAGCGTACCAGAAGGTGCTCAAGTGGATATTGGAACAGGAAATGACGCGGCGTCAGCAATGGTTTACGATCAACACGTTCGACGATATAAGGTCCAAGCCTGTGCGAATCAATTCGATTCTTGCAGGGCCTGCGTCTAGTGGAAGGTTGTGTGTGAGGCCGGAGCATGGAGAGTTCGTTACGCAATTTTCCGAGTACCCGAATCTGGAACATGAGGATTTGCTGGATTCGAGTGCGATTGCTGTGTCGGCGTTGTCGAAGCCGTGGATGGATGTTGTGGATGAGCGCGGCTTCATTGATAATAAAAACGTTCCGAAGCTAAAACTGGTGAGGAGCTGTCCATGAGTTTGCGAGAGGTAAGGCGGAAGGATAAGACGGAATGTGTGTTGATCGTTGGTGTTGTGGCGGCGGCGTTCGTTGTGTTTATCGGTATAATGGTCTATGAGGCAAGGGATTTGAAACCGTATCTGGAGCGCGCTTGCAAGTCGCTCCCAGTGGATGAAAGGGTGGCGCTCAAATGCCCAGTATGACACGGAAGATTCCAAAGGACAGTGAGCAACACAAGCGATTGGTGAAGGCGCTCGAGGTCCGGATCAAGTTCGGGTTGCGAAAGCAGTCGGAGTTTGTGAAGCAGTGGGAACAAGCAGAGGAGAGCGTCCTTGCATACCTTCCTGAAAGCGAGTTTGATGCGCTCCGGCGCACTGATCGAGAACGTGGACAGCCGCGTTATACCACACTCCAAATTCCGTACAGTTATGCGTTGCTTCTTACTGCACACACCTATTGGACCAGTGTATTTTTCGCCCGGTCACCAGTCCACCAGTTCGCCGGAAGGCATGGGGAAAGCGAGCAACAAGTCCAAGCGATGGAGGCGTTGATTTCCTATCAGGTAGAGGTGGGAATGATGATGGCGCCGTACTACATCTGGTTGTATGATGTGGGAAAGTATGGGGTGGGCATTCTCGGATCGTATTGGTGCGTAGAGGACGTTCAGTATTCGAATCTTAGTGAGAGTGTGGATGGAGTGACTGGAAAGGCGGTAAAGGTACAGGAAACCTTCCGTATTCCTGGATATAAGGGAAATAAATCGTACAACGTTTCTCCGTTCGACTTCATTCATGATGCGCATTTTCCGATCGGGAGGTTCCAGGAGGGGGAGTTCTGCGCCGTCCGTAAGGTGATGGGATGGAATGAAATTGTAAAGCGGTTGGAGCAAGGATATTATATGAACACGGAGTTCATTCCGAAGGCGACGGAGGCTGGAAAGGTCAACGCGGGGTCGAGTGCGTTGATCCGGCCGGAGGAGCCGGGGACGTATGCGGAGATGGGCGACGCGAGCGTTGATCACCCACAGTCGGTGACCTTTTGGGAAGTTTATGTGGATTTGATTCAGAGTGAGTGGGGACTGGGTGAGTCGAAGTATCCGGAAAAATGGGTGTTCACGATCACATCCGACTATCACGTCGTGATTGGGGCGCAACCTTTGGGAGCGGCGCATGGACAATTTCCCTTCACGGTGGCGGAGGCCGAGGTGGAAGGATACGGTGTGTTTAACCGTGGCATACCGGAGATCATTCGCCCAGTTCAAAATACCATGGATTGGTTGCTTAACACTCACTTCTACAATGTACGAGCTTCGCTCAACAACCAATTCCTCATTGATCCGTCAAAGGTCATTATCACTGACGCTGAAGACGGCGGGCCGGGTTTCATATATCGTCTTCGGCCCGAGGCATATGGTTCCGATGTTCGAACTTTCTTCTATCAGATCCCCGTCCAGGACGTAACGCAACAGCATATGGTGGATCTGAACGCCATGTTCGGGATCGGCGAACGCGTCATGGGCATCAACGATCAGATGTTTGGGGCGATGAGTGGAGGGAGGAAAACGGCGACTGAGGTAAGGACGAGTACGGGATTCGGCGTCAACAGGCAGAAAACGCAGTGCGAGTATATGAGCGCTGCGGCGTTCTCGCCTCATGCACAGATGCTCGTCCAACAGTCGCAGCAATACTATGACGGGACCACGAAGTTGAAAATCGTAGGAGATCTGGCGTTGATGGCGGGGCCGCAGTTCGTGGATGTGACGCCGCAGTTGATTGGGGGGTTCTTCGACTTCGTGCCGGTGGATGGGACGCTTCCGGTGGATCGGATGGCGATGGCGAATCTGTGGCAGGGTATCATGAACCAGATGCGGGCGTATCCGATGCTCTTGACGCAATTTGACATCGCAAAGGTGTTCACACATGTCGCAGGACTCGCCGGGATCAGAAATATCAATCAGTTCAAGGTCCAGGTTATGCCGAATGGAATGTTGCCTCCCCAGGCGCAAGCTGGGAACGTTATTCCTTTGCGTGGTCCTGGGGCTCCTGGCGCTGCGCCACAGGGAGGAGGTGCGCCAGCTCCGACGCCGCCGTCTCCGAGTCCGTCGAATGGAGGAGATTTGAATGCTGGATACTAGGATGCCGAAGTTGCCATTGTCGAAGGATGACCGCGACCATCTGCGAATGGCGAGAGAGCTGGAAAGTCTGATCGCTGGTCCGGGGTGGAAGATATATGTCCAGCTAATCGAGCATCATTTGCGCACGAAGTGCACAGAGGCGGAGGTGCCGTGTAGAAGTATGGATGAGGCGGTGTTCCAAAATGCTGCCAAGGGGGCCATTGCCGCGTTTCGCCTGTGTCTGGGGTTGCCTGAGGGTATTATTCGGGTGGCAAAGGAAATTCGAGGTAAGAGCGACGAGGACGTTGAGTGATGCTTTTCGGACAAGATAAGAGGATTGCGTTTGGACCAGAAGAGGGCGGTGCCGTCGGGGCCGCTACTCCCGCCCCTTCCACTGCCGCAGTGGAAACGGCGCCGTCCTCTTCACCGCAGCCTGTCACGCCGTCGCAAGTGAGTGGGGAAACGGTGGAAGGCGCTCCTTCGGCGCCCGGAAATGAGTTCGATGCGCTCGGACTGGAAGAGTTCGAGGTTGAAGAGACTCCGAAGCCGGATACGGGTCCGGCGCCGGAGAAGCCGGTTGTGCCGCAAGCGGAACCTGCGAAAGCGCCCGTCACGGAGCCGCCCGCTCCGTCTCCGGTGCAGCCGCAGCAGACGCAGGCGGCGCAACCGCCGGTGCAGCAGGGAACGACTCCGATCCCGGCGACGCCGGAGGCGATTATACAAGGGCTCGAAGTTCCAGAAACGGCCAAACAACTCCAGGAATGGATGGCTGGGAACACGTATGCCCTGACACAAGCGGAGAAGGATGCACTGGACACTGATGCGGTAGGAACGATTCCGAAGCTGATGGCGAGGGTGCATCTGGAAGGGACGAAGAATGCGCTTAAACTGATCTCCACGCTGGTTCCGCAGTTGGTGGAGAGTGGGGTGAGCCGCATATTGCAGCAGAGGGAAAAGGGTTCGGAGGCGCTGAACGAGTTCTTCAAGTCTTGGCCACAGCTAAATGCGGGTGAGCATACAGCTCTGGTTAACGATTTTGCAAGACTCTATCGGTCGTCGAATCCTGGAGCGAGTCGCGCCGACGCGATCAAGTTCGTGGGTGCGGCGGTTCATGCCCATCTGGGGCTCCAGCTTGCTGCGCCTCCGTCATCGAATGGCTCGGGCGCTCCTGCGCCCCAGGCGGCGAAGCCGCCACCGTTTGCTCCAGCCCGATCGGGAGCGCGGCCGATTGCACAAGTCCAGGTGGAGGAGAATCCTTGGATGAACCTCGGCAAGGACTTTGAGGACTAGCCTGATGTGAGGCGGCGAAGCCGCCGGAAAGGGACGCCAAAATGAGTGGCGTAGCCGGACTAAGAGGGACTGGCGATTGGGGGACAGACGAGCGCCCCAAAGATTTTCGCGAGTCGATCCTCTTCTTTTCGCCGAATGGCGATTCTCCAATCTTTGCTCTAACGAGCAAGGCGGGAAAGAAGACTGTGACTGACCCTGAGTTCTCGTGGTGGGCTGAGTCGCAGAACCATGTGAGGTTGACGAATAGCGTGGCGCTGACGTCGACTGATACGACGATTACGGTTGCCGCCACGTCGATTGATCCGACGGCGACCCAGATGGGAAACCTCTATGGAACAGCGACGCATTTGAAGGCTGGAGACATCCTTCAGGTGGAGCCGGCGACTGACTCGAGTGTGTATACGCCGGAGTTCCTGGAGGTGACTGGAGTCCTGTCGGATACCAGTTTCACCGTGACGCGTGGCGCCGCCGGCACTACTGCCGTTTCGCAGACGGCGACGGCGGTGTTTACGTTGATCGGAAGTGCGTATGCGGAAGGAACGGCGGCGCCGCGTGCCGTTTCGAGGAATCCGGTCAAGTTCTTCAACTACACGCAGATCTTCAAGAACACGTATGAGATCAGCGGGACGGCAGATGCGACGACCGCCAGAACGGGAAGTGCTTGGTCGAATGACAAGAAGCGGAAGAGCTTCGACCATGCACGGAACATTGAAATGTCGATGCTTTTCGGAATCCGGGCGGAGACGACCGATCCGGTGACTGGAAAGCCGAAGCGTTTCATGGGCAGCATGCGGGGCTTCATTCCGGCGTCGAACACGACGGTGTTCGGGACGGCGGTGACGGCGGCGCTGTTCGCTGACGCGGTGGCGCCGGCGTTCGACTTTGATCTGGGTGGAGGGGATACGCGGATTGGGTTCTGCGGGAACTTCGCCAGAACGGAGCTTGGAAAGGTGATCCAGGCGACGACTGGAATCCGGATCGAGTTGGGGAATCCGGTGAAGCTGTTTGGGATCAACTTCCAAGAGTTCATCCTCCCGATGGGAAGGCTTTTGTTGAAGAGCCATCCGTTGCTCTCGAGGCATCCACTCTGGAAAAAGAGTCTGTTTGTGCTCGACTTCAGCGCGGTGAAGTATGTCGCTCTAAAGGGGCGGGATACGAAAACGCTGGATGATGTGCAGACGAAGGACGAAGATGTCCGTCGTGGGTTCATCCAGACCGAATGCTCGATGATGGTTGACGGGGGCGGCCTCTCGTGCGCGTACCTCGGCAACATCTCGGCGACGTGAGGAGGATGGACAATGAGACAGCGATTGGATGATCCGATCCTTGAGGGTGCGGTTACCTGGAGAGGAACGGCGAGTTCGCGTGTGGGCTTCTTCGGCGCGACGCCGGGGGCGCAGCCTGCGAGTGCGTCTCAGGCGGCGGTAGCGACGACGGCGGCAACGAACTTGTCGTCGCAGTTCGGCTACACGACTTCGACGCAAGCGAACGCGATCGTGACGCTTGTGAATCAGCTTCGGGCGGACTTGGTAACGCTCGGAATCATCAAGGGCTCGGCTTAACGCCCGACTGGAAGGGGGCGCGTTGCCCCCTTCCCTTTTTGCGGCACGAAGTGCCGGGCACGAAGTGCCGGGGAGTAGGAAATGAAGAATGGGAAACAGCGACAGGTCTTTATTGCGATTGCGAGCTATTCGCAGAAGACTTGTACTGCTTTCACGCACTCGCTGTTGAAAACGATACCGGAGTTGAGCGCGAGAGGTTATGTTGTCCATGTGGAGACACTGTGTAATGATGCATTGATCGCGAGGGCGAGGAATACGTTGTTCTCCGTCTTTTGGCATCGTGGATACGACGATATGGTGTTCATTGATGATGACATGGGGTGGGAGGATGGGGCGGTGAATCGGCTATTGGACCATCCGGTGGAGTTGGTCGGAGGGCTTTATCCTGTGCGGAAGGATAAGGAACAGTATATGGTGAGGTGGGAGGAGGGGAAACAGGTTGCGCAGCTTGATACAGCGAATGGATTGCTCGAGGTTGACAGTATTCCGACAGGGTTTATGCGGATTACGAGGAGTTGCGCGGAGAAGATGATCGAAGCGTATGCGGATCGGTGGTATCATGAGGATAGTGGAGCTGTTCCAAAGTCGTGGTGTGTATTCGACACGATGATGATTGACAACAGGTATTGGGGAGAGGATTTTCTGTTTTGTCAACGTTGGAGGAAGATTGGTGGAAGGGTGTGGGTGGACCCGTGGCTCAAGTTTAAGCATGTGGGGGAGAAGATTTATGAGGGCTGCTTTGGAACGTATAAGCGGAGGGAAGTTCTTGCGAAGATCGCCGCGGAGAAGCGTGGCGAAGTGGTGGAGCCGGATGTCAAGGGGAATGCATGTCCGGCTCCAAATCTGGAAGGAGAGGTGATCGCGAATAGGCTCGAGGAGAGCCCTGGAAAACTCTCCTCTGAGTCTGTTGTGCAAAAGGAGGTAGCAGCATGAGCACGTCAAAGAAAAGGTCCGCGGAAAAGTCAGTGGAAAAGCCCGCGGAAGAGGTCGTGGTGGAGGCAACGCCCGTCGATGTTGGGCAAGAGTATGCGTCGCGCCAGTCTCATCGTCCGGAGGTGGTAGCGGTAACGCTACGGGAGGGCGGTGAGTGGGTTGATTGGGTGGTGAATAAAACGGCGCTCAATCAGGGTGGATTGGTCCATTCTCTCAAATTCGAGGATGGTAGCATTTGGGACGTGTATGGTGGATGGCGCTCATGAGCATAGTTTTCTGCTGCCCGACGAGAGGGAAGCCGGAGTATCTCGACGACTTTTTGGCGCAGACGATTGATAAAAGTCGTCTGCCTGACATGACGTTTGTGGTCGGGGTGGATAAGGATGAGGAGGAAATGTATGCCAAATCGGGACTTCGAGATCATAAACAGGTCATTTGGAGTGTCGAGCCAAGAGAAGATTCGCTTGGAGCAAAGTTCAATCGGTGTGCAAAGGCGGCGCCCGGAGCAGACTGGTACATTATGGGAGTCGACGACCTTGGCATACAGACAATTGCCTGGGACGTGTACGTCTCGCAACTTGCTGAACACTATGATGATGGAGTCGGGATCATCAATTTTGGTCGCCAGTGGAATGAACCGGGGCTACCTGCATTCCAAATGAGCAGTGCGAAGTTCATCGAGATGCAAGGTTGGTTCATGGCGCCGTTTTTTCCCTTCTGGTGGCATGATACATGGAATGTGGAGATGGGGCAATTGATCGGAAGGAATTTGTATATCGACATTGAGGTCCGGTATCCGAAAAAGGAGCCGATGACGCCGCGGCGGGATATTGAGAAGTGGGCGCTCTTTTTCGATTTGACGAGGCCGTTGCGGGTGAATAGGGCGGCGGCGATGATGCAGAAGATGAATATTCCGGGATGGCGGAGGTATGAGTTGATCCAAATGGTGCCGCAGTGGATTGTGGAGAGGGAGAATACAAATGCTCGGGTGAGAGATCCGTTGTGGGGGCTCAAGTTCCAGGCGGAGAGAGTGACTGACGTTGTTGATGAAAGGCATCAGCGATTGCAGGAGCAGGCGCAGGCGATTCTGGAGAGGATGGAGAAGGAGCAAAAGGCGAGGGAGGAGACGGTAGAGGCGAAGGCTGCGTAGGGGGACATTAGGGGTAGGTTGAAAGGGCCATTTCGATGACTGGTGCAGAGGCGATCACGCAGATTCAGCAAGGGCTCGGGTGGCGGTCGGATAAGGCCGTCGAGATTCTTGCCGCGTTGAACTTTGCGCAAGATGAGAGGGAGCAGCCGGGAAAGACGCTGCCGTGGTATTTGCTGGCGGAGGATCAGCCGTTGGTGGTTTCCAGTGGTGTCCAGGCGGTGGCGCTGCCGACGGGCTTTATCAAAGAGGTAGAGGAGAGGGATGGAAACCTGCGATATCAACCGAATGCAACGTCGAGGACACTCTTTCTCACGAAAACTTCCTATGAAAACGCGGAGAAATTCTTCTTTGGTGATTGGCGGGTGGAGGATCTTTCTGCAACTGCGAGTGTCGCCACCGTTGTCATTGGGGCTCCTCGAGCCTACGTCCTTCGGGGGAATACTATCCGGGTATATCCGCGTCCTGATACGGCTTATACGTTGACGTGGAGTTACTGGAGTCATGATGTCGATGTGACGAATGGAAGTGAGACGAATCAGTGGTTGACGTATAATCCGTGGGTCATTGTGGGAGAGGCTGGGTTGAAGATGGCGGCAGATCTGCAAAATGCGGCGGCGGTGCAGAAGTTTGCTACGATTTTGCAGAGAGCGGAGGCATCCCTCATGTCTTCGATCGTCGAGCGGGAGCTTGCTGGACGACGATTGACTATGGGGAGCAGGTTGTAGAAACCTGAACGGAAATGGGATTGGAAACGCCGACGTTTGTTTCGGACTTGGTGCCGACAAATCCGATTTCGACAGATTTGCGGAGTCAGGGTGACGATCATATTCGGAATTTGAAGATTGCGTTGCAGAATACGTTCCCGAATGCGAGTCGGGCGGTTTTTCTGCCGTCGACGACAGTAAAGACGACAGATTTCACCGTCACGTCTACTGACATCAATAAGACGTTCTTAATTGATACGTCGATACCGTCGACGTCGTTGAATGTGACGTTGCCCATCTTGACGGCGTCGAATGATGGATGGTTTTGTCATTTTGTGAAGACGAATTCGCAGGCAACGCCGTATTTGATAGTGCCGGGGACAGGGACGTTGCAGAGTGGAGCGTTGACAGGGTTGGCGAGGACGAGGAGGTCGATTCCTGGGGCGATTATTGCGGCGTTTTGGACGGGAAGTGGGTGGATTGTGGAAAGAGCGGTGAGGAATCCGGTTGGAGAGGTGTTGGATTTTTCTGGTGGAACGCTGCCAGTCGGCTATGAATGGGCAAGTGGGCAGACACTCACGAGTTCTCAACTCTATCCTGACTATTTTGCGGTGTTTGCGAATCTAGGGGTGGTTGATCGAAGAGGGAGAATTGGTGCTGGCCGTGACGATATGGGTGGAAGTGTTGCGGGAAGGATAACGGCGGCGGGGAGTGGTATAACTGGGTCGTCGTTAGCGGCGGTGGGCGGAGCGGAGAATGTGACGCTGACAACGACGCAGATTCCTTCGCTTCAGATAACGACAACGGTAACGGACCCAGGACACACCCATACTTTCACCAATAATCCTGTGTCTGGCACTGAGGGCGGCGCTGCCGGTAATGCGACTCGGAATCTGGATGCGTCTGCGAGCACTGGTAGTGCTGTCACTGGTATAACGGTGTCGGCGGGCTATGTGAATGCGGGGCAAACGGCGGTCAATAAAATGCCGCCGACCATTATCACGAATAATATCATCGTCGTGGAGTGAGAGGAGAGTGGAATGGCTGATGGAAATGAGGTCAAAAAGCCTGGCGATTTCGGAAAGGATCATGGGATCAATAAAATGCCCATCCGAGATGGCTATGAAAAAGAGTTGCGGAAGGAGAAGTTCGTCGGTGATGAACTGCATAACTTTCCGGACACGCTAAAGGAGAACTTCAAGAGGTGAAAAATGCGGATAGCGGTGGCGCTTGCAATATGGCTCTTGATGGCGGTTGGCGCCGACGGCGCTATCAAGCACAGGAATCCGATCACTGAAGGACCGGATTTGCCGTATTCGTGCACCACCGTCCGCTTTTGGGCGAGTGTGATGACGGTTGAGCAATTGGAGGCGTGGGGAAAGGCGAATGGAGTTATACTTACAGCGAAGCAGAGGCGACAGGCGCGAGCCTGTTTGGGAGTGCAATGAGTTCGGAAAGGCCAATGTATTCGCTGATGTGGCCCATTTACGCGAAGTATTGGGACACAATGAAGCTTTCGAATGCGAATGCACCAAGAGTGATAAAGGCTTGTGAGAGCATTGTCAGATATAAGAAAAGATATTTGAATGCGGAAAAGGATTCGGGTGTCCCGTGGTATATGATTGGACCGCTCCATATGCGAGAGAGTGGATTGAGCTTTTCGACGCAGCTCGCGCAGGGCGATCCATTGAATCGTGTCAGCGTCCATGTGCCGAAGGGGCGTGGACCGTTTAGTAGTTGGGAGGAAGGGGCGTACGACGCCTTAGTGCGACTAAAAGGGTTGAATCGAGTGATTGATTGGAGGTTGGAGAAGATCCTCTACTATTGCGAAAACTATAATGGGTGGGGGTATTGGCTTTATCATGGAAGGATGCCGAGCCCTTATGTTTGGGGAGCGACGAGTGTGCAGAAGCCTGGAAAATATGTGGCGGATGGGGTGTGGAGTTCGACGACGATGGACACGCAGATTGGGTGCGCCGTCATGATACGAGTGCTCTCGCAAATGGAAAAGGTAACACTAGTCCGAGAGGACTGAAAAGGGAGAATGGAAATGACACAGGATCAATTCGGTGGGTTAGTGCGTGCTGCCCTCCAAGTGGCGGGTGCCGCAGCGACGATTTTCGGCATCATGAGTGTGGATCAAGTGAGTGTCGTGACGACGTGGTTGCTGGATATACTTGGTCCAACATCGGTGCTTGGTGGTGCGATCTGGTCGTGGATCTCCAACTCGAAGAAGTCGCTAATCCAGTCGGTTGCGGCGATGGATGAGACAAGCGTGGATGGGAACAAGATCACGGTCCATGATCGGACGTTGGCGACAGCGGCGGCGGTGGCGGCCACGCCGGCGAAGAAGTAAAATGTCTTGGTTCGCGATCATTTCTCTTGTCTTGAACCTGGTGTCGACGCTGGTCAGGCTGGGGCAGGAGAAGAAGTGGATCACGGAAGGTGAAGATCGCGAGATTGCAAAAAATCTGGCGAAAACACTGGAGTTGACACGTGCTGGGAAAATCATCATGGAGAATATTACTCAGCTTAGTGATGATGAACTCGATGACCTCTTGCAGTCTCTGGAGGGAAAACAGAGCGCAAACAATAAATAGCTTTTGTGATGCGTATCAGCGCGTCATCGTCGATCCGGGAGATGGAAAGATTGTGGCGGCGAGGAGGGTGAAGGAGCGGTTGGCGGCGAATGAGACTCTATATCAGTGTAAGTGCGTGAATGCAGAGTTGCAAGTGTGTGAGAAGCTACAATGAGATCGACAAGTGTTAATCCAGATGGTGGCGCGCTGCGTCAAGATGTGGGTCCTGGGATGCCGTCCCAGGATCCAACCGCAATGACGTGGCAAGCGTTGTTGCGAGAAAACTTCTGGTTGAGGGAACTGACGGAGGAGCAACGGAATACGGTCGTCCAGCGATTGGATTCGATGGACAAGGCCGTCTCGTTGCTCCAACAGGTTGCGGATCGTACACCGACCACGATGGATGTGCAGAATCAGGTAGTGCAGCTTCGAGAGGTCATGAAGGTTACGATTGAGGCCATAAACAAGGCTGTCGATGCGGCTTTTGCGGCTTCAAAGGAGGTTGTGTCGGATAGCAAGACTTCATTCACTAAACAGATTGATAGTATTGTCACACAGGTAGACACCAAGTTCAAGGCTCTCGATGACAAGATTGGTGATATGAAGGAACGGATCACCATCATCGAGAGTAAGACAAGTGTGCTCGATCCGACGAATGCGATCGCGCTTGCCGAGTTGAAGGAGAAGGTGAGTCGACTCACGACGACAACGGATATTACTGGTGGAAAGTCGGCGGGGGCGAATTGGTTGTGGGGAATCATCGCAGGCGTTCTTGGGCTCGGATTCGGTTTCGGCGCACTTGTAGGAGCTATGCTGAAAATCTTCGCAGTAAAATAGAGGAGAGTGAAAATGTACATCGGAACGATTTTCTGGCTGATTATGATTCTCTCGCTCATCTTCTGGGGATGGGGACGCCCTTGGGAGGGTGATCGGACGGTGGGTGGGATGTCGTTGTTGGTGTTCGTCCTCATCTTCCTGCTCGGGTGGAAGGTGTTTGGATTCGCAATTCATGCCTAGCATCGACATAAACGATCTGGGCTCGATCGGCGTCATTAAGGACGTGCCTGCGCACATGCTTCCGCCGGAGGCGTGGAGTCTGGGCGAAAATGTGCGGATAATTGACGATTCGATTGGAAGGATTGGCGGCCAGACGCAGGTTTTCGGAACGCCGACGGTGACGCCACAATTTCTGGTCGCGGTGAACGCGCCGGCGCAACAGCTCTGGGTCTACACCAGTTTGACAAAGGCGTATGTCACGGACGGAATAACGCATACGAATATCACGAGACAGACGGCAGGTGTGGACGTCAACTATACGGCGGGGGCGGGACAGAACTGGAATTCGACGTTCATCGGCGGCATTTTGATCTTGAATAATGGAAGCGATGTGCCGCAGTTTTGGGCGACGCCGACGGTGGCAACGAAGTTGGCGGATTTGACGAATTGGCCCGCAACACTTCGGGCGAGGGTGTTAAGGAGTTTTGGTCCGTATTTGATTGCGTTGAACACGACGTTGGGTGGAGCGAATGCGCCACATAATATGAGGTGGAGTCATCCGGCTGATCCGGGGGCGGTGCCCAGTTCGTGGGATATAACTGATCCGACGGTGGATGCTGGAAGTATTGATTTCCCGGATGTGGAGAGTGGGATTATACTGGACGGATTGCCCCTCCAGGGGAGATTCTACGTCTATAAGGAGAATAGCGTTTGGAGGGTGCGGGCGGTGGGTGGGCGTTTCATCTTCGATCAGGATGCGTTTTTGGAGACGATTGGGTTGCTCTGTTCGAGGGCGGTGGCGGTGACTGGAGATGGGAAGCGGCACATCTTCATGGGACAAGATAATATGTGGCTGCATGATGGAAACAATGCGATCGCAATTCTGGATAAGAAGCATAAGAGGGCGCTGTTTGGCAGCATCGACGTAACGAGTTTTGCGACGAGTTTTTTCACAATCTATCCGTTAAGGGATGAGGCATGGTTCTGCTATCCGGAAACGGGGAATACGTTTCCGAATAGAGCGATCATCGTGAACTATAAAACGGGGCAGGTTACGGAGGGGGATTGTAATTGGAGGCATTCGGCGACTGGTATCATACAGACGAGTGACGCGGAGCTTTGGTCGACGGCGAGTGGAGACTGGGATTCTGACACGAAGGCGTGGTCGACAGCGGAGCGGAGAAAGGTCGTCCTGGTCAACACTGCGGATGTCAAGTTCCAGCTAATGGATGATGGAACGACACGGGACGGCACCGTGTTCACTGGAACGGTGCAGCGGACGGGGCTCGGATTGATTGGGAGGAAGCGGAATGGGGAGTGGATTGAAGACTTCACGCAGCGGAAGCTAGTGACGCGGGTCTGGCCAAAGGCGAGTGGAGGGACGTTCTCGATCCGGGTGGGAAGCAGTGAACGTCCTGATGGAGCGGTGGTGTGGAATTCGAGTCAGACGTTTGATCCTTCAACGCAACAGTATGTGGATGTGTGTGTGGAGGGACCGGCGATTGCGATCGAATATAGTGGACAGACGCCGTTCAAGATCGACGGGTACAAGATCGAGTTGGAATTGACGGGGAATTTCTGATGCCGCCGCCTTGGAAATCAAGAGTTGTTCCAGAGAAATACGATCCGAAGTATTTCGAGGAGGAGTTTGCGGCCCTTACGAAGGCGTTGCTGGAGCAGACGGCGTTGGAGCTTCGACCGACTGGACAGGTGCCGGTGCGTCCGAGGGAGGGAATGATTGTGTATGCGGATGGGACGAACTGGAATCCGGGTGGAGGAGAGGGACCTTACGTTTATCGGAATGGGGTTTGGAAACAATTCCAACTGGTGTAAGATGCAGGAAAGAGCTCTTTATCACTTGAATTGCGAGCAAGTGCTTGGGTATTGGAAGGATATTCTTCCGCTCTTGGGGCGGATTCCGAATTATTTCGAGTCGAGGACGCCGGAGTATGTGCTCGAGAGGCTTTGCAAAGGGAGCCTTCAATGTTGGGCACTTTCGAATGGTGCAGTGCAATCTATAATCTTGACTGAAGTGGTAACGCTTCCGGAAGAAAAGGTGTTTCGATTCGTCGGATGTGCGGGAGAGGAGTTCGAAGAGTTTATGCCGATACTAGAGGGTGGATTTGATGGTGTGGCGTCGACCCTCGGTTGCAAGCGGTTTGAGGTTGTAGCTTCACGAAAGGGTTGGAGCCGCTTTCTCAAACGGTTGAACTCGAATTTCGAGTTTCGGTATGAAATCTTGTCGCGGCCGGTTTTAGGAAGAGGAACACACAATGGGTGATGACAGCAGTGACCAGCCGCAAACGGTGACAACGCGGAATGTGCTCGGACCAGAGCAGCAAGCACTAACCAATCTGGCGATGCCGAACTGGATGAAGTTCGCCACAACGCCGTATTCGTTGCCGGGGGCGGCGGGTGTTGCCGGGTTCGATCCGGCGCAGACTGCTGGGCAACAGGCAGTTCTAGGTTCGACTGGAGCGCAGAGTGGGATTGTTGGAGGCGCGGGTGATGCCAACCAATTCCTAACGTCGGGCGCCGCGCTCGATCCGAGAACGAATCCGGGGCTTGCTGGAACGATTGATGCTTCGGTGAGGCCGATTTATCAAAATCTTACTGAGAGTGTGTTGCCTGCGATTCGTGGGCAGGCGGCGGTTGGAGCCAGTGGACCGTCGGCGAACTATGGTGGAAGTCGACAGGGAATTGCGGAAGGATTGGCGGCAAGGGGAGCGTCGACTGCTGCGGGGGATGTTGCGCAGAAAACAGCGTTCGGCGGCTATCAGACTGGGTTGGATGCGATGCTTAGAGCGATTGGACTGGCGCCCAGCACGGCGGGGGCGCAGACCATTCCTGGACTGACGCAGTCGGCAGTTGGTGCGGAGCGCCAGGGGATGGAACAGAAATTGCTCTCGGCAGAGCAGCAGGCGGGGCAGTTCGCTT